CTTGTAACGCACGTTGCCGGTGTCGAAGTCACCGTCCATCGAGGTTGTCAGAGGTGTGCGCTCGAAGTGCTTCATGCCGTTCGGAACGTCGGTCACGAGGAACCACGCGTCGGTGTCTGTCAGGTAGTGGTTGACAGCGTAGCCTTCGGGGATCGAACCGTTGTTCTTGATGGCATTGATGTCGTTGTCAGCGGTCGCTGTGCGGAGTTCAGTCTCCAGCAAGCGGGTCGCAACGAACATCAGGCTCGGCGGGACGATCAGCTTGCGGGGCTTAGCCGCAATCAGAAGGCCGCGCTGATCCTTGAAGCCAGCGATCTGAATCACAGCAGCTTCAAGAGAGGTTTCGTTCAGGTCAGCAGCCACCGACGGTGTGTTGCTGTTGTAGCCGCCGCCCACGAGGGGATGCTGCGTGTTGAAGAGGGTCACGCCGTCGCCGGAGGTGAAAGCACCGCCAGAGAAGCCGTTGTTCAGCGGATAAGCCGCCTTGACCTGCTTCGTGTAAGCCATCGCACGGGCAAGAGCCTTGGTATAACGAGCCGAGAGGCTGTCATACAGGTTGTCTTCCATCGCTTCTTCAGTGATGGAGAAGCCCATAGCGATTGTTTCGTGGTTGTAGCGAGCCGTCCACGCTTCCTGCGCATTGTCGTAGCTGATGGCAGCGCCTTCAGCCTTGACAGGAGCGGCAGCGAAGCCGGAGAGCTGGACTTCTTCTTCGAACGAGCGTTCAGAAGATTCGGTCTCGTAGATTTCCTCATGCTCGTTTTCGTACTTCTTGTACTCCAGACCGAACAGAGCGTTCAGACCGGGGAGCAGTTCTTTAAGGAGTTGTGCGCGCGAAATAGCCATTTGTCGTTACTCCTTAGAGGCCAGTTGGGTTCATGTAAGCATGACCACCAGCGATCGCAGTAGCGCCCGCATTCGGCATGTTCCACTTGACCAGAAGGTCAGTGTAAGCATCGCCAACAGTGGAGGTTGTGCTTTCCACGAAGCCGACGATGCGGAGTGGAAGGGTGTTTGTGGCAGCGGTGCTGTTATACACAGCAGACGTTGTCGAGTTACCAGTGCCCGTGTCGCCAGAAGCGGCGTTAAGGGCAATGTTGGTGCCGAGAGCTGTCTGAGCGACAGAACCGTCAGCCTGAACCTGCATCACCACATCGGGATCATCCACGACGTAAGCGTAGGCGTCAGAAGCCACTGTGCCTGTCGGCCAATACTGCTTCCAAACTGGAATCTTCAGGTTCGGGTCGGTGTAGGTGCAGCCAACGAAAATGCCAACGACGCCGGTTGTAGACGGAGTCGAGACAGAAGTCGTCACCACAGCCTTGTTGATGGTGCCGTCAGAGTAGATGTAGACGGGGTCACCGTAGAACAGATTGGCCGCATAACCCGAGGCAATCTTGATGAGGCGCGTAGAGCCAGCGTAGGGCTGACCGCCAATCAGATTCACGGGGCGAAGGCCATAAGGAGCTGCTGTAGCAGACATATGTTTTTACCTCGTTTTGGTTTGTTTTGGCGGTCAGTCGCTTGTTAAGGCTTCTTGCCGCCGCCGAATGTAACTCGCGTTTTATGCTCTGGTTTCATCAGAGGCATACGCGGGTCATTTTCACGCATGAAATTGCTGTCAACGGCCTCAGCCTGCTGCTCCGCCATCTGCTTGTAGTAAGCGTTACGCTCATCCACAACTTCAGCCGGGGCCTTACAGAGAAGAAGCCCACCAATTTCAATATTGTCTTGGAACTGGGAATTGCGGTCACGGAGAACCGTAACCTCTGGGTGCTCTTCAGCACGAACAGGTTCCCAACCTTGACGGAACTTGGAGCTAACATTCGTGTTGTCCACGGCACCCTGAGTCGCTGTGCGAACCCAACGGTATGTGTAGCCATCCTTCTGGATGGGCTCAGGCAACACGGACGGAGGCGTCCAGCCCTTCTTGCGCGAACTAGCTTCGCGGGTCTCGCTCTCGCGAGGAATGCGCTTATCAGCCATTTGAAGACCTCATTTTCTCGGCGGCATATTGCTCGACCGTAAGACCAAGACGCTTAGCGAGAGCGACCTCGGTAGCCGTCAGTTTAACTTGGGTGCGCGGCTTTGCAGCAGTGCTGCGGGATGCCGGTGCCACTACATTGGATGTCTGTTGACGAACAGGGCGCTCTGAACGGCTATCCTCGCCCGGGTCATCAAACATCTCAGGGAAACGCTTACGCATCTCCCCATCAAGTGTCTGCCAATACTCATCCGTGCGGGGATCAATACGGTCAAACACCACGATACGGTCGTGGATGTGCTTCGCGTAATCCGTCATCAGACGGTCGCGACCGAACCAATTATTCTTCTTGGCCCAATCCACAGCCTTCGGGTCAGTCGGCGGGCTGACAACTGGCTGATATGCCGGTTGCTGCTGCACTGGCTGTTCCGGCTCCGTGTAAACGGGGCGGTAATTAACAGCACTGACCTTCTGGACAGAAAGCTCAGCAATACGCTCCTGTGCCGCCGCCAAAGCATCGGCATCACCAGCGTCGTAAGCTTCCTTAAACTTCTTACGAGCAAGCTCAAGATCGGACTCGACCTTGCTCTTTGCGTTCTCGACAAGGATTTCTTCACCCTTACGCAGGGCGCTTTCCATCCGTTTCTTTTCTTCCATCAGCCTCTTGGCGAGGTTGGTGGCTTCCTCAAGCTGACGCGCGGCCTCTTCTTTGGCCCGACGTTCCTCATGGAACTCATAGCGCAGCTTCTTGATACGCTTCTGGACGCCCTCGGAATACTGGGCGATCTCATCATCATTCGGGATTTCAGGCTCTTTCCCCTCTGGTCGGCGGGGTCGGCCCTTGTCCTCTTCTGGCGTATCGTCAACAATTTCGATTTCCACCTCGTTGGATGGCTTGTCGTCCTTGCCGATAACAAAGTCGTTCGGTTCCGTATCCATTATGCCCTCTCAAAGACCTTCGGGTTTGAGACCACGCCCTCAACGGTATCGTCGTTGATAAGCCGGTACTCACGGCCCTTGATCTTGAATCGGGTTCCCGAGTAGGAACGGATGATTACCCAGTCGCCCGGCTTGCAATATGCACCACTCGGGAAGCGTCCCTCGTCGGCATAGCAATCTGGCCCCATGTCCAAGACAAGACCGAGCATAGAGGCGGTCTCCTCCTTCTTGCGAAGGTCGTCTGGCTTGATAATCCCGCCAGCCGTTTTTTCCTGAGAGTCAGGTAGGGCAACTAGAATCCGGTATCCTTTCGGAACCGGCAGATCAGCATCAAGCTGAGCAGCCTCAGCGTTGGTGTTCATTTTCAGCGACTTTCCGGTGTCGTACCGTTGTGTTGGAGAAAAGCGCAAACACAATCCCTAGCTCAATAATACCACCTACAGTGGCGAACCTCCAATACTAGAGGTTCTCGTCTCGCGTGAGACGCTCAACAAGATCAAGGATATGCCGTTCAGCCATGGCAAGGCCCTCAATCTTTCCCACCATCTGGCGGTACGCCGCAAAGTCCGGGGCACCGCCCGTGGCAATGAAATCCGCCAATTCGTTAAGGTCTTCGCGGATTTTCTTGCGTACAAGCTCTAGTTCGTTCACTGACCACCCATGAGTTTCGTGCTGGCCTTGATGACCTCAGTCATCTGCTTCCGCTCCGCCTCACTGTCCCGTGCCTGAACCTCAGCCATGACCTTCGCGCCAGCAATGCGCTCCTGCGAGATCATCTTCTCTTGATCCAGCTTCAGACGCTCAGCCTTAAGCTGGGCATCAGCCATATCCTTCATCGCCTTGCGCTGGGCATCAGCCTGCTTAATGGCAAGCTCCTGCATCTGCATCTGCACCAGCGGGTCTTGCATCTGCTCCTGCGCCTGCTGCTGCTGAGCCTGCGCCTGACCATCCTGAAGAACCTTCTGGGCAGCCATAGCCTCAACCTGCGCGAGAGCCTGCTCAACTTCCGGGGGAACCGGCTCGCCCGGAGGCGGCAGGGTCACGCCAAGCTGCTGCTCAATGTGGTTGCGGTAGGCAAACCCGATATGCTCGGCCAAATGGGCCTGCATGGCCGCCTGAATGGCAGAGGCATACGGGCTCTGGCCAACCATGGCCTGAATGCGGGGATCGTTCGCAAAGGCTTGGTGGACCGCAATATGGGCCTCGTGGTCCTGATCCTTGAACGCCTTGACCTGACCCTGCTTGATGATCTCCATGTTTTCGGAGACGGGGTCTGTTGGCTTGATCTCTTCCGGCAGCTTCACGATCTCGTCGGCACCCTTCACATTCAGCACCTGCAAGAACTCGCGATGGAGGAGCGGCTGATTGTAAATCTGCGGGGCCTGCTGGGCCATGCGGAGCGCAGCCTCATACTGCATCACGCGCTGGGCCATTGTGGAGGCGTTCGGGTCAGAGACCGGGATAACATCCACGCGCTCGTCGAAGTCCTGCGTGCGGCTGAAGTCACCCTCACCCACATCGTACTCATATTCAGCGGGCATGTAGTCCTTGATGATCTGGGCAATGAGCTTGAACTCCTGCCCCATCGCAGCGTGTACACGCGCCTGCACGGCGGACATCACCTTGAGATTGCGCTCAAGCAAAGCCAAGGTTGTGCCGACAGGAGCATTCGGGTTCATGTCCCCGATAGAAACGTCCGCAATCGAACCAATACGCCGCCCTTCTTCCGTGAGCGTTCCAAGCAACTGATACAGAACGGCGGAAGGTTCCTTGTAGGGGAGGAAGGTAATCGAATCCTTAATCGCACCAGAAGCCACATCAACATCGCGGAACTCACCCGGCATCAGCGGCGCGCTATCACCCTTAATACGGAGGCCGCGAGCCTTGAGACCTGCCGGGAGGTTGGAGAGCGTACCGGCGTCGATAAGCTGGCGAATGATGGATGTGGAGGACTTGGCGATGCCACCAATCAGGTGGATAAGGCCGGTGCCGTAGAAACCAAGGCCGGGCAGATATGGGTAGTGCACGAAGTGCATCCGCTTCTGCTTGATCGGGTCATCCTCACGCCAGTTGCGGCGGATCGACAGAACCGTCTGGGTCTGCTTCTCAATAGTCACAACATACGGCAAGGCAACCCCGTCCTCAGACTCATAGCCCGGGAGGTCAAGGTCAACGTGCATTTCGAGGATGGTGTAACGGTCGTCAATTTCCCAAGAGGGCTTGTCGCCGTCAATCTTGTCGTACTTGTCCTGAATGTCCGTCCGCTCCGGGGTCGGATCGGGAAGATCGACATCGCGATAGAACCCCGAGGCCATGAGCTTCTTCAGCTCATTCGGGTACTTCTTCATCACATGCGTGTAGCGCGGGCAGGATTCAAGGTCAGATGCACCATAAGGCACAACGAAATCTTCCGACGGCACAAAGTCAGCACGCGGAACGCCACGGTGCGCATCATAGTAAACCTTCTTGAAAGCGGAACCAGCCAGCGGCTGACGGAACAGAAGCTGCTCCATCTCGGCACGGTAGCCCGGGATTTTCTGCGTGACGAGGTAGTTCATCTCCTCCTCAACACGCTCGGCCTGCTTGGCCTTCTCAGTGGTCATCTTGCCGATAACCTGCGTGCGGACGGGGCCAGAAGCTGGCATAACTTCCATGATGGTCTGCGCCTGATAGCGCACCACAGCCTCAGCAAGGATCGGATGGAACACGCCAGAAGCGCCGGGCCACGGGGTTGTACGCTCTTCGTACTTCATGCCCAGAAGGTCGAGACCTTCGATGTAGGCCTTTTCCCAGTCGCGGCGAGAATTGCGATCCGAGATGTAATCACCGACAAGCTCGCCAGCGATGGACTGAAGCTCACCCTCGTCGATGTACTCAGCGAGGTTGTCGCCAAAACCCTCATCGCCCTGAATCTGCTCAGCGGCTTCAGCGGAGAAGTCAACCACGACCCCGCCATCTTCAGTCGGGGTTGTCTCAACGTCCGCAGGTGTGTCAACGATCACTTCGGGGAGATCGTCCTGCGGAAGCCCAACGGGGTTGGGAAGCGCGTTTTCAATGGCCATTGGTTGCCTCAGTAATAGGGTTCAGCATTGGGGAGACGGGGCACATAGTCCTCGTCGGGTTCATCATTGTGCAGCTTGACGAATCCGCCTTGGCGGAAACGCAACATGGCTTGCGATACAGAGTCAACAAAGTCGTCATGGGAGCCAGACGGGAACGCAGCGCACTCCTCAATGACCTCCTCAGCCCACCTTGTTTCCGGTGCCCACACGGCACCGCTCGCAAACAAATCCGTGATCGCGTTTACACGCGCAATCTTGTCCTGACCCCGGCTTGGTGTGAAGTCCGTTACCGGAATACCAGCCGCCCGCAGTTCGAAAATTAGCGGGGAACCCGAAGCCTTCGCTTCCACGATCAGCATGTCTGGTTGCCATTGCTTGTAATGTTCCAGTGCCGTTCGCTTGAGTTCAGGAAACTCCATCTTGTCCTTGAAGGCGTCGAGGAGAATAATGTTCGGAATGGCGGGGCTGCGCTCTTCGTTGTAGAAGATGCCCCACGTTGTGCAGGCGGAATAGTCAGACCGCTCTGTCTTCTTGAAGGCGGTGTCCCAAGACACCAAAATCGCCTCGCACGGAGGCGGCCTATCTGCTTGCCAAACCCGCCACCATTCGCGCTTGAGCAAAGCGCCTTCTTCCGATGTCGGGTCTTGCTGGTACTGTGCCGACCACTTGGAGATCGGCAGTTCCGCCTTGAGCTTCTCCAACTCCTCCAGAGACCAGAACTCCGGCCACAGAGGCTGCCCAGACGGCATAATCGCGGGAAGCTCAATCACCTCCCACTCACTCGACCCATCGCGCTTGATAGAGGCGTCAATGATCTGCCCAGTGAGGTCACGCTTCGACCAGCGGGTCATCACGATGATGATCGCACCACCCGGCTGAAGACGCTGGCGAGGACCAGAGGTGTACCACTCGAAAACCTTGTCATACACGCTAGGGTCGAATTGACCGAGCATGGCTTCCTGTTCCGAGTGCGGGTCGTCGATGATGAGCAGGTCGGCACCCTTACCGGTCACGGCACCGCCGACACCGATAGCGAAGTATTCGCCCCGCTTGTTGGTGGACCAGCGGCCAGCAGCCTTGCTGTCTGACTGGAGGCCAATGCCGGCGAAGACCTTTTGGTAGTCCTCGGAGCCGACAAGGTTACGCACCTTACGACCAAACCCCGTAGCCAGTTCGGCGGTGTGTGCCGTCTGGATGACCTTCTTTTCGGGGAACTTGCCCAAGAACCACGCGGGCAGCAGGTATGACGCAAACTCGGACTTGGTATGGCGGGGTGCCATATTGATGATGAGCCGCTTGCACTTGCCATCAGCCACACGTTTAAACGCATCAGCCATGACTTTGTGGTGGGAACCGCCAATGAAGGACGGCCACATAAGCTCAACGAACTTCATGAAATCGTCGCGGGCACCCTCACGAGCCTTGGCTTCGTCAAGGCGGCGAAGCAACTCAAGAATCTCCGGGCGTTCATCCTCGGGGATTTTGGCAACGATTTCCGCGTAATCCATGGGAATATGATACCACGATTGGGGCACCAAATAAAATGCCCCCCGGAGAGGCGAAGCTCCGAGGGGCGACACAGGGAGTGTGTGTGCGTTACGGCGTGTGGCTATGACCCAGAATGGTATCCCTAACCCGGGGAGGCCTTACTCCCTAACCACAATGCGAATATGGCACTTCTACACAGACTTGTCAAGTGGCTCCCCCCGCTGGATTCGAACCAGCAACCACCCGATTAACAGTCGGGGGCTCTACCGTTGAGCTAGAGAGGAAAACTGGTGCCGGATGAGAGGATTGAACTCCCGACCTTCGGTTTACAAAACCGCTGCTCTACCGCTGAGCTAATCCGGCATGAGGACTGGGGCGTACGCTTGCGCGAAGAGGCCCCAGCCATATGGTCGGGGCGAAGAGATTCGAACTCCTGACCCTCTGCTCCCAAAGCAGATGCGCTACCAGACTGCGCTACGCCCCGTTATTCTTTGTTACGGTTCCTCACGATGAGGTGCATCATACCATAGCCCTGATTTCCGGGGGAAGTGCAGGGGTACGGGGTTCCAAACGGGAGCCAGCCATCTTTCTTCATAAGCTCAACACCATCCATCAACTCCGTGATGTTGTGCCCAAAGATGAAACGGGATTCGTATACCGAGAAGTTCATACCTTCACCGCCATGTAAACGTAATCTTCAACGCCCATCTTCTTCTGAACGAGCGTCACTACGCCCAGATTATAGAAATCCCACGCCTTATTGCAAGTGCGGAAATGCAACGCAGCGTTAGGCCCATGGGTGCGCGAGGAGTGATTGGTCATGCGTTCCCGCATCAGCCACCCACGGTAATAGTAAGCCTTCTGGCCGCGCTGTGCGCCAGTGGCCCACTTGGTAAACACCTCCGGGGTGTCAAGGAACGTGATATTATCCATTGATTTCTCCTCAAAAACAGGTTACAAGCGGACAATACCGCAGCAACGGGAGAAGTCAATGACAAATTTCAAGAATTGGACAGAATTTGGGGAAGGCCGCTACCCCGACTGCCACTGGGAGGGAAAGCAATGGCCGGGAAGCATAAGGGAGCTGGTGCTAGAGGGATTCGCAGACGGAACGTATTTGCGGCAGCTCTATCCCACCCGCTCTATCGAAACCGCGTTGTCCGTAAAAGACGGCTTCAAGATGGGAAACTCAACAAGCAAGACCTGCGGGAATTGCAAAAACTGGATGCAGACGGCTGATAACCCCTTCGAGGGCATCTGCACCTCCAAAGACAGCTTGGCCTCCACCGCAGATACGGTAGAGGCCCAGTTCACCTGCGAGCATTGGGAAGCCGATTAAGGCTTGTCCTTCTCCGTGAACGCAGCAACAAGCGCAATCGGCACAGTGATTGGCCAGAACGCAATGCTCACATGCACGCGCCAATCCTTGAAATCAGCGTCATTGGACATCGCAAACATGATGTCATTCAGTGTGCCGATTGTGTAAACGTAAAGAAAAAGCCAAAACATTAGCGACCCCCAAGGGCTTCCATTTGCCAGTACATACCATAGGTGTGTGACTCGCTTCTCTTGCCCTCAAGCTCTGTGACCAAGCCACGCAGCCGGGCGATCTCTTCCGCCGCCTCAATAAGCCGGTCAGCCTCATCAGCCATCCCGACTGCTCCCGTGGCAGAGGCATAGCCCTTCAGCCACTCAACAATGTCTTTCATTTCTTTTCCTCTGCCATAAAAGCCTGAATCCACTGTTTACACAGGTCGGAGCGCACAACATCGTCTATCGTGAACTCAATGACCGGCACAGGCAGGCTATATTTCTTTGCCATGTGGATTGCTCTTCGCAACCCCGAAGTCTCGTGGATGTCAGACTGGCTCACATCCCCATTCATCACAATCCGGCAATTATCCCCGACGCGGGTCAAGAACATCTTGATTTCGTGCGGGGTTGTGTTCTGCGCCTCGTCCAAGATGACAAAGGCGTTCTCAAAGGACCGGCCACGCATCGTTTCAAAGGGGACGATCTCAATGTTCCGGTTCTTGATGGCAAGCTCCACCACGGGTGCCGTAAGCTGCTTGTTAAGCACATCAATGACCGGGGCCATCCATGGGGCCATCTTCTCATCCAACGTGCCCGGGAAGTAACCAATTGACTTACCGGCACCCACATTCGGGCGGCTTAGGATGATCTTGTCGATCTGCTTTGTGTTGTAGAGAGAGGCTGCGTATGTGGACGCAATGTAGGTCTTGCCAGTCCCAGCGGGGCCTAGAACGATGACCTGCTGGCTTTCCTTCAGGGCTCTAATGTACTCGCCCTGCATCGGGGTTTTGGGGACGAGGGCAATGTCTCCACGGCCCTCGTCAAACTTCGTGCGCTTGCGGCGCGATCCGTCCTTAACCAAACGGGTCTACCTTGTTCAAGGCTTCTACGATCTCAGACACCTTGTGCTGGACAATGCGCTTAGCAACTTCCCCACGGTATCCAAGCTGGAATGTGATCTCTGAGACACTGGACCCAGAGCCCCAAGATTCCACCATCACGATGCGGGAGGGGTCAATCGCGAGATCGTCCCCATCCTCGTCCTTAAAGATAACAAAGCTCATTTCTTCACCACTGACTTTTGGAAATGGGCCTCGCAGTAGTGAGACCCTTTGCGCTTTTGATGACCGCAAAATGTCATCTCCTTTGACTCACCCATGACCCAGCGGCAATGGGTGGTTTCAAGCTCCCAAATCTTCACACCAACCCCGTCCAGCGGGGTGATGGTTTCCTCGGGAAGCTTTTGCGGCAGAAGCCTCACACGGCTTTTCCGATCCGCAAAACCAATCGGCCTCTCAACCATAAGGTAGTCACGCACCTTGGCGGGCTTTCGCGCTTGCTGCAAGGTAGTGACGCGGCGTACTTCGTTGATCTCTTTCTGAGACATCGCAACCCCGAGACGGTGAGCGCGCCCGATAACTGAGTTCTTACTCCGCTTAAGTAGCGCAGCAAGAGCGCGGCTGCCCATGGAGCGATAGTTCGCCTTAATGACAGCATCTTCTTCAGGCGTGTAGAGGTTAATTGAGGTTCCGCTTTGTTCGGCCATAAAGTTCCTCCATCAATGACATTTCAAGCGTAGCAATGAATGTCTTCAGAAGGAACGCAGCATCAAGGTCGGTTTCGACATTGTGCATAAGCACGCTGCCGCCCTCTTCTTTAACGCCGAGAACAAGGACAATATCCAGCCCAAGACCCTGCGCTTCCTTCAGAAGTTCACCAGCATTACCATCTTCAGTCATCGAAGGAAAGACCTTTCTTCATCAAAGCGACAACATAAGGCCGCTTGCTTGGGTTCTTGGTTCGTGCCCCAAGACCAGCGTTGTACAGGAATGCCGCCTTCTTGAGGTCGCCATGAGCCTGTACCAAAGCCATCTTGAGGTACTTCATTCCCCAATATACCCCGATTGCGCAGTCATTCAAACCCCGGGCAGTGCCCTTGTACCCAATACCACGGGCGGTTGCTGGCTTGATCTGCATTACACCGCGCTCACCATGCGACCCAATCGCAGAGCAGCGGAATTTTGATTCATGATTGGCGATAGCCAAGGCGAACGAAACAGGAACACCCTGCTTACGGGCCTGAGATTTGACAAGCTCAACCACGCTCGACTGAGAGTGCCGGAGAACCGGGGAACGTGGGAGCAAAATACCCGCGTCATACGGGTTTTCAGCAGTGAAGTTGGTGGTGATTTGGCCGTTTGTCGGGGTCGTACACAAAAGGGCCATCACAGTGGCAGCAAGAAATACGTTTTTCATCAGATCGTCCCTGTGTCGTTAATGAAACAGACCCCAGAAGGGGTCTTATCTCCATTATCCCACCCGCAAAGGCGATATGTCAAGCTTTTCTACAGGCACTTAGCCTTCAAATGGCCGCAATTTCCTGTTTTTCCCGGCATAAGTGTGGGTTTGGCTGTGACAATTTGGGCACAAGACACGCAAATTATCAAGCCGGTTGTCAAGGCGATCCCCACTTATGTGATCTACGTGCAGTGTCAGACTTTTCCCATTCCACTTTGCGAAAATACCGCACTCACTACAATTGTTCGGCAACAAATTGTGCGAACGAATTAGCCTTATCCGCGTTGACCATGAAATCTCCT